AGGACAGACCTGATGGCAGACTAATCACCCGCAACATAACAACTTCTCAAGACCGACAGATTTCGACTTGGGTTGTTCAAGCTTATGTTTATTTCTCTGCTGAAGATCAGGAGAAGAACTTGGCTAAGGCTACCGGTTTGGCTTTTGAAATTGATGGTGCAGGAATGGCAAATAAAACTTCTGCTCTTGAAAATGCTGAGACTTCGGCTATTGGTAGAGCCTTGGCTAATGCAGGCTATTCAGGCGATAAAAGGGCTACACGCGAAGAAATGAGCAAGGTCAAGCGTGATGTTACCCCTCCACGAAACTGGCAGGCAGCATTAGATAACATCAACGACATTGAAGGTTTGAGATCTCTTTATTTGGAAGCAAAACAGGGTAAAGCTTCGACTGCTATTCTGGAAGCAATTAAAGGGAAGGCCGATGGAATCACTGGAGTTACTGCAAACAGTTAGGATTCTCTCTGCTCATATTGCCGAGTTAGGGGAACTTGTTGTTGTTCTCGTTGATGACCCTATTTTGCGGGCTAAAACGCTTGCCAGGCTAAATGACCAAACTATACGCCTAAACTTTTTGATGACTTTTATTCAAAATTAGGTGTTTCCGCAGTTTTTGTGCTTAGATACTTTCTATGCCACGCAAGAAAACTGTTGATGAACAAGAGCTGAGAGCAACCGATTATGCTTGCGATCAGTGCGGGCAAGGTATCCCTGCAACAACTATTGAGAAGCGTAAGTCTCGCGGGGATGAGAACTGGCAGTTATGCGCTGATTGTGTGCGCGTTGAAACCCGATGTATCACTTACATTCACCCTGTTTTAGGCAAGATTTTCTGTTATCCACACAAGGGCGAGCTTGATGAACTTTGGCGGCCTTTAGATGACACTGGCGGGCTGTTTAGACCTGGTGAGCGTGTTTGTGGTCATAAGGATTGTGTGAACTTGAATCACATTATCGGCTCAGGTATTCACAAGCGTTACGCCAACAGGCTTCAAGAAGTTAGGACAAACTAAATGGGTTACAAAGAGATGGATCAGGTTTACAAGTTCTCTAAGGCTTCAAGGATAGATAAGTTCGTTCTTCTCACTATTGCCAAAACTTATAACCCTGGCAGGGGTTCTTGGCCTAGTCAGGAGAAGATTGCCGAGTTGACCGGTATTCCTGATGCTCGCGGTGTGCGCAGATCGTTGCAAAGGTTGCAGGTTTTGGGTGAGCTTGTTTGGATTCGGGGCAGTAATAGGTCAGGTAAAAGTAATGTTTATTTCATTCCTTTTCTTGAGTCTAAACAGGCTGATTTGACCGCTTTGTTAGATACCAAAATGACCGCTGTAAATGACCAAAATGACCTGTCAACTAGTGACCAAATTGACCCCCTATTAAATAAAGGATTAAATAAATTAGATAAGAAGCCAAAGTTGGTTTTTAGTTCTGTTCCAGGTTCTCCTTTTTGGGTTGAGATTAGCAAGCGTAGGCCTGACTTGTCGTTTGTTGAGCGTAGGGAGTTTCTTGAGTTTTTTGAGAACTCTAGGGATGGTCGGTGGTGGATTGATAATGCTCATACCGATAGCAAGCTTGTTGATGCTTGTTTGGCATGCTTTCCGAGCGCTAAGGGGGAGATAAGTGAACATTGATTTTGAAGAGCTTGTTATAGGGACAATACTCAACTCGCATGGGGCTGTTCTTGACCATGTCCAGTTAGATCCTTCTGATTTTGATGCTCCTTGGTTTGCTGAAGCGTATTCAGTCATTAGAGAGTTAGAAGCATCGGGCAAGGTTATTGATGTATTTTCTGTCTGCGCGAAACTGAATCCTGAAGCTCGCAGGCGTGTTGCTACTAGCCTTGATTTTGGGGTTGCTCCTTCGCATGTTTCTTATTATGTTTCTCGTGTTGTTGAAGAGAGTGTTGACCGCCAGTTGAGACTTTTGGCGTTGGAGATGCAGGCTGATGGGGATGTTTCGGCTCGTATAGAACAGGTCAAGGCAAGGCTAGACAAACTGAAGTTTGTTGAAGCGTTTGAACTGCCTGATTTGCGCTTTGATTTGCAGATGATGCTTCGGGACATCAGGAATCCTAAGAAAACTTTGCCGACCTGTTTCCCTAGACTGAATGACTTGATTGTTGGGTTGAAGCAGCAGGGGTTGTATGTGTTTGGTGCGCGTCCTGGTGTTGGTAAAACTGTTGTTGGTTTGCAACTTGCTTGGGAACTTGCTCGCACTGATGAAGTGCTGTTTTTTAGCCTTGAAATGGATAAGAGCAGTTTGTTGAATCGTGCTGTTGCAGGTGAACTTGACATTCCGCTATCTGACATTGAGCGCAATAGTCTCTCTAATGCTCAGTTGTTGAAGATTGATGCTTTGATTTCTTCTGCCAGAAATAAGTTGATTATTAGTGATCGTGGCGGGCAGACTGTTGCTCAGTTGCGGGCTTACGCTTTAGCGGTTATGCAGAAGCAACCTGTCAAACTAATCGTGGTTGACTATCTTCAACTTGTTACTGCTGCTAACCCGCGTGCGCCTAAGTATGAGCAGATTTCGCAGATTTCCATTGACCTGAAGAACTTAGCCAAGGAGTTGGGTGTTCCTATTGTTGCGCTTGCTCAGCTCAATCGCAGGGTAGACAATAAACCCGATGATAAACCTAACGCTAGTGATCTAAGGGATTCTGGCCAGATTGAGCAGGATGCTGATGTTATCGTTATGCTTTCGCGTAAGCAGTCTGATGTTGATAAGGGCAGAGATGCTGATTTGGAGAAGAATCAGGATTGGAATAGTGCGCTGATGGGTTTGAAGAGCCTGATTACTTTTGATGTGGTGAAGAATAGGCATGGGGCAACCGGTGCTTTTGACCAGGTGTTTGATGGGGCTTATTCGAGAGTGAAAGAATTACACTGATGCTAGAAAATTATTACATTGAGCGCATCAGTTATTCGCAAGCTATGGAATTAGTTGTTGCTAATCATTATTTACATCGCAAAGCGCCTTGTTCTATGGCTTTCGGATTATTCCATAAGGATTCCTTGGATTGTTTAGGTGTGGTGGTGTATGGAACTCCTGCTTCTAGTGCATTACGGAAAGGCTTATGTGGTGTTGAGCAGGTCGAAAATGTTTATGAGCTTACTAGGCTTTGGGTTGATGATTCTGTTCCTAAAAATGGCGAATCGTTTTTGATTGGCAATACTTTGCGCCTATTGGATAAGGAAATTATTGTTTCTTTTGCTGATAATGCTCAGCAACATATTGGGATCGTGTATCAGGCTACTAACTGGATTTATACCGGTTTAAGCGCTAAAAGAACTGATTGGACTGTTGAAGGTATTGATAAGCATGGGCATACTTGGGCTGATAAGTATTCAGCTCAGGAAATGCGGGAATTGTTTGGCGATAGATTCAGTTTGCAGCAGAGAAGCAGAAAGCATCGTTATGTTTTTATTAACGCTTCCAAAAGTAGAAAGAAACAATTATTGAGCCTGTTGCGTTATCCTGTAATGCCTTACCCTAAAGCCTAAACTAGGAAGCGTGGAAGAGAATCAGGTTACTTGTCGCAGGTGTGGCTTTGTTTGGGCTGTTGCAGCCGATAAACGCGGGAGAAAAGATTTACTCTGCATTAGCTGTCGCGCTAAACCGCAGAAAACTATTCAATATGGCAATTTGCGCTGTACTCCACACTTAGGGGATTTGGATGCGAAACTTCGGCCTATTGATGAGAATGGAAAGTTATATTTACCTGGTGTTAGGACTTGTAATCATTCTGACTGTGTAAACCCTAAGCATGTCGTACCTAACAACTAAACTTCTAAAAGCTACAAATAAACATTCATAGAAAAGGAAACTTATGGCTCAGGTCAAGGTAACAGGAAAAGTAAATAAAGTATTCGGAGCAAGCAATCAAGGCTTATCTTTGGTTGAGAGCTACAAGTCTGCTACCGGTGAAGATTACACTCGCACTTGGACAGTTTGGTTCGCTGTCTCACACAATCTGGCTGTTGATACTGAAGTTACTGTTACAGGTCAACTCTCAGCAAAGATTGAAGACTTCGAAGACAAAACAGGTAAACCAGGTCGCAAGGTGAAGCTTGATGTGAACAACGCTGTTGTTGCTGAAGCCAAGCCAAGCGTGTCTGCTGATCTACCTTTCTAAATGCAACCTTGGGTTATAGGTTTCTTCTTGGGTAGCCTACTGCTCACTAATTCTTTGTTCACAGTTCAGCCCTTATCACTGCTAAACGCAGTTATAGGGGTTTTTCTGTATCTTGTTATTTTGATGAATGAGTATGGGAAGAAATAATGTTGCCAATTGCTTCTGATGCTTCAGGTTCGCTTTATGCGGTTGATGCAATCAAGTTTATGAAAGCTTTGCCTTCTAATGCTGTTCAATTGATTTGGACTGACCCGCCTTTTGGAACTAATAATATTCAGCGTATTGAATCAACTGCTAAACAATATAAGGATTTGACTGTTGATCAGGTTATTGAATTGATGGTTGATGTTGGTAAAGCTGCTTTTGATGCTTTGACTGATACTGGTGTTCTTGCTATTTGTTTAGATTATCGGTCAGTCCATCAGGTTTACTGCGAGATGCTTAAAATTGGTTTTATTCCGCAGAATGAAATTATTTGGACTTTTGGGCTGGGGCGTGGTGCTTCTAAATGGTGGGCGAATAAACATAATACGATTCTGCTTTTCAGTAAAACTTCTAATCCTTTATTTCAAGCAGACTTTGTTCCTTTAGTGCATCGTAAAGCCCCAAAGAAGGGTTATGAAGGGGCTAAGAAGGTTGCTTCAGTTTGGGATATAACTTTGTCTAATCTGAATCCTGAGCGTGTTGGTTATCCTAATCAGAAACCTTTGGATTTGATAAAGCCTTTTATTGAAGTTCATACTAAAGTTGGTGATGCTGTTGTTGATCCTTTCGGGGGTTCTGGTTCTACTGCTTATGCATCTAAGTTACTTGGAAGGCGATTTGTTACTAATGATGCTAATCCAGTTGCTGTTGATGTGATGTTGAAGCGATTGTTTGAGTATGGCAAGAAATAGTTTTAGTTTCACAGTGTTTGGAACTGATCCTGCACCACAAGGATCAAAAAAGTATGTTGGCACTAGAAGGACTTCGGCAGGCAACAACATTCCGTTGATTGTTGAGAGTTCCCCTAAGCTTCCTGCGTGGCGTAAGGCGGTCAGTGATGCGGTGAAGCAGGCGATGATTGACTCTGGCGATGATTCTAAGTTTGATGGGGCTGTGAAACTTGAAGCAGTGTTTTATTTCACGCGCAGACCATCGGTGAAACGCGATCTGCCCACAGTCCCACCCGATTTAGATAAGGTATTGAGAAGCCTTATGGATGGGATCACTGCTAAGGGTGATGGTGTTTGGAAGGATGATGCTCAGGTTGTCAGGCTTGAAGTGTCTAAGAAGTACGCTACTGGTCAGCCTGGGGTTGCGGTTACTATCTCTAATTACCCTTAAATTGTTTACCAAACTGTAATCTAAAAATGCTTCCTAAATGCTTTCCTTGCGCAACTATTTGAGCCTATACTTGAGTTATAGGCAGAAAGCCTAAAGGACAAACAAAGGACAAAAAATGATTACAGTCAAGGAAACAGTTGTTCAGTCTCAAGGACTTTGGGACAAACTAAACAAGGCAGTCGAAGCAAACCCTAACCTAGATTTAGGTCAGTTCTTCTTCTGGGAGTTAGTCAATGAAGTTGCAAGTGATTTAGCGTTTTGTTGCTATTGCTCAACCGCAAGCGTAAAGCTTGTCTGCTGCAACGCCATTGATGGTTTGACATATGTTGATGAATCAAACATGTATGCAATCGCAGGTCTTTACGATCTCGACATTGATCAGATTGATAACTTAGAGCAGGCTGTTGGAGAATACGCTGAAGCTAAGGCTGGTGCATAATGCGAAGCCCTGAAGAGTTATTCCTAGATGCAGTCAACGCTTACAAGGCTTGGGTTGCTTGCGGTAAAGATTTCCTGAATCACGCTCACCTTTTCGATGTTTGGGATGATGCAGTTACCGCTTATGGTCAAGCAGTATTCCTAGAGCGTAATCGTGCAGTTCACCAGGTACTTCAAGGCTTGGACTTAGTGCAATGAGAAGGCATATAACTAACTCGATTATTCTCTTCTTCGCTCTCTGGGGCTTCTTCCAGTTCATTATCTGGACTAACACTCTAGGTATTCCTGAAGTGCTGAAGGGCTAAACATGGGGCGTAGATCTAAAGGCAGAAAGAGCTTACTGCTCAACCTAAAACTACAAATCTTAGGCGCATTGAGTTACTGGTTGGCGGGTGCTTTAGGCAAGGTTGATAAAGAATACTCTGCAACTTTTGTTGAGAGACATGGGCATAAAAGACTTAGTGAGCTGATGGCTGAAGAAGCCGAGTATTGGAAGGACAAATATCGTGCCGACAAATAGTGCTGAGCAAGTACGCGAGTTTTATCGCAAACAAGGCGAAGAACGCGAACGCGTCAGGCTAATTGAACTGCTGAAAGAGCAGAATGTTATCCGCAACTGCGGGGCTACCGGCAAGCTTGTTTTCGTGAACTGCAACACTCTTGAAGTTCTATACCTAAAAGAGATCAGCGATGAATGACAGGATGTTTATGCTGCTTATCGCATTCGCCTTAGTAATGCTAGGCCTGTTGAGCCTAAGATTTAGTTCTTCTAACTGCCCTGAGTTGCATACCCTTGATGATTTTGAAAACAATAAAACAACTGTCTGCGAAAGGACAAACAATGAGTAACCCTACAACAAAAGATGCAATCACATCAGCAATTCAAAGTTCAAGAGATAACGCTGTTGAAGCGGTAATTAGTATCGTTGAAAGCTACAAGAAACTGCAACTCCCTGCCATCCCTAAAGATTCTTACGATCTAGGTGCAAAAGATTCAATTGATACTTTGCTTATTCACCTAAACAAGTTTGCTGAAGGCCTAAAGCAAGGGCGTACCGAATGACCTGCAATAACTGTCAGGATGGCTGTAAGTGTGCCAGGGTGAACTCAGTGAACATCTTTAGCCGAGACTATAAGGCAGGTCAGGCTCATGGGCAAAGGGATGAACACACTAGAACAAGTGATGCTTTGATTGAACTGGAGCGCTCAGGGGTAATAACTAACGCTCAAATGCAGGCTGTACTAGATCTAATCTTGGAGAAGCTGACTGATGCGATGGACATTCCATAATGAGTATCTGGTTGACTATTGGGGCTGTTATTCTGCTGGCAGTTGTTTTACCTGTTGTTGCAAGTATTGTGATGGCAGTTTTTCTTGAAGCAGCAAATAACGATGGGATTTACGATGACGAAGACTAACCGCATACTAAGAAAACTATTTCCGAAGGCTATGCGCCAGCAATACTTTATAGGCCACGCCAAAGGGCGTAATTATGGGGTGTATCTTGCCTTAGCTGTTTTGCATGAAGAACTGAAGGCTGTTCATAAGGATCTTGATGTTCCTGTTTTGGCGGTCAATGCCAGGCTAAAGGCTAAACACATTCAGGCCTGTATCAGGAAGGTCAAGGCTCTAAATAATGCTAAGTAGAGAACTTGACGAAGCAATAACTATTCTGCGCGGTAATGAACGCTGGTATCTGTCTAACGATGACTCTTTTAACAGCAAGCTTGCAGACCTGCTTCTTGTGTGTGCTGCGCAGGGCGATGTTATTCAGGCTGTTGCTGAAACTGTTGCCAGGTCAGTTATAACGACTAATAAAGGCGAGACTGGGAAGGTAGAGTTGAGAGATGCTTGAAGATCTGCAACTACCTAAAAGAAATACGCCTTGCCGAATAAGAACACTCAAGTCGGAGCTGACCGATAAAGATGCGCTGATTCTTGAGACTGCTGTTATGAACCCTGAATGGCCATACAAAACTCTCTCTAATGAACTTTACAAGCGGG